CGCTCCGACGCGCGCGCGCGACCCGGCCCCCGATGCGGCCCGCACTGCGCCCGACCCCACCCCCCCAGTCCAGCCGGAACACGGCGGGCCGCCGGGCGACGACTGCCAAGTAGAAGTAGTAGCTCTCTTGCTTAAAAACGGGATTTCGGAGGAGTCGGCGCGGGAGCTGGCGCAGAAACGCCCTTGCGAGGCGATCCGCCAGCAGGTGGAGGACCTGCCGGCCCGGATCAGCGACCGCACCGCCAAAGGCAGAGCCACCGACGACCCCGCCGGGCTGCTGTTCCGCGCCATCTTCGAGGGCTGGGGACGCCCGGAGTCTGTCAAGCGCCGCGAGGCCGAGGCCGAGGCGCACCGGCAGCGGGAGGAGGCACAGGCCCGCGTCCAGTCCGAGGCCGCCGCCCGCCGCGCGACGGAGGCGGCCACGGCGCAGGAGCTTAACGCCGCCTTCGACGCGCTGGGCGAGGAGGTGCAACGGGAGATCGAGGAGGAGGCCCGTTCGCGGCTGCTCGCTCAGGGCCAGATATGGCGCGACCATCGGCAGAAGTCCCCGGACGGGTGGGACAAGGGCCTGCCGGTGCGACGGCTGCTGCTGGGCCTGCGCAATGCCATCCTCGCCGAGCGCGGGGCGATCAAAAGCCCGGCTCAGGACCCGCCGGATCAGGAGGCTGCCGTTGTCCCATGACCTGCGCTGCCCATGCGGGGGATGGGTGATCCAGTTGATTACCGACTGCCGGGGAACTGTCCGCCTCGTCTGCCGACGCTGCAAGAAGCGACTGCTGATTGACCTGGCGCTGCGGGAGGTCAAGGCGCTCTGCCCCCAGCCGGACCCGGACGGGGACACTTCGGCTCCGCAGGATGTGAACGATCAATGAGCAGATACGGCGATGAGTAAATTGATTGACTTGGCAGGGAAACAAATTGGTAATTGGCTTGTGATTGAGCGGGCCGAAAACGATAAAGCGGGTCAAGCCCGCTGGCTTTGTAAATGCCAGTGTCAGTTCAAGACGAGAAGTGTCGTGAGCGGGTATGCGCTTCGATCTGGCGACTCTCCCCAATGTAAACGATGTGCCCAAGCCAAAGAACCTCCCAGCAACAAAAAGTTGGAAGAACTTTACTTATGCAATGGACTTTCCACTCCCACTATTGCCGAAAAGTATGGCGTGGGCACATCAACAGTCGCCCGATGGCTTCAAAATGCAGGTGTACCGATACGGCCTCTTAGTGAAGCAATAAGTCTCGCACATCGTAAAAGCGAAAAAGTGAGGCGCGCGCGCCCCAAAAACAGAAAATTAGCCACCGCCGCCATCGCTGAATCTCTGCGTGGGAAGCCTGTGCCGCAGTTTGCAAAGCCGTCTATTAGGCGCAAACGCCTGGCACGTCTAAAAGCCGCGCTTGACAGGAAAGCCAACCGCGTCGTCTGTGATGGCTGCGGGATGACCTTCAAACGCAGGCCTAGCGGCTGCAAGAAGTACAACTACTGCACAAAAGAATGCCAGTTAAAAAACCAGGCGCGCGTCCTGGCCGAAGAACGCTCCCGCGCGGAACGGACGCCCGAAACCTATGTGTGGCCGGAATGAGGGTGCGGTGAGAACAGCGATCTCGCCCAGGCGCAATCCCTCCGGCCAATACATCTCGTGGGGTCGAAATAATTTCCCGCGCCCCTTGCATTTTCCGCGCGCGCGTGCTATCATGTGAGCGTTGGGCCTTCTGGCCCCTGTCATCGTTTCTTTCGTGTTAACGCGCCCACTTCGGGACCTCACTGGTATCCGAAGTGGGCGCGTTGCTTTTTGGCCCCGCGATGCCGACCAGCACAGCCGGTAACCCGGATTTCGACAAAATTATACACCCAAACGCGCGCGCGTTCCTGGCGGCCTTCGCCAAGACCGGAAACGTCACTGTGGCCGCGCGAGTCGCCAGGGTCAAACGGCAAAACCATTACAACTGGCTGGAGAGCGTGGACGGCTATCGGGAGGCCTTCGAGGCGGCCCGCGAGATGGCCGGCGATCTGCTGGAAGAGGCCGCCCGCAAGCGCGCCGTGGACGGCTACCTCGTGCCCATCTACCAGCGGGGAAAACATGTCGGCAATGAGCGCCACTACAGCGACTCCTTGCTGACCGTGCTCCTCAAAGGAGCCAAGCCGGACAAGTACAAGGAGCGCGTCGAGAACCAGCACAAGGGCCGCGTGGAGTACGCCCACTCCCTGGATGGCGACCTGGACGCCCTGTCGGTGGAGGAGGAAAGGGCGCTGCGTGACATCGCTCGCAAGCTGGCTGCAGAAGGACCCGAAGGCGGCGCTCCGGTCGCTTGACGCGCACCTGGCGCGCCGCTCGCTCGCCGAGTTCGTCCGCCAGGGGTGGCCCCTCCTGGAGCCGGGGACGCCGCTGATCTGGAACTGGCACCTGGACGCGATCTGCGAGCACCTGGAGGCCGTGACGCGCGGCCAGATCCAGCGGCTGCTGATCAACATCCCGCCGGGGCACATGAAGTCGCTGGCGGTGTCGGTGTTCTGGCCGGCCTGGGAGTGGGTCGTCGCGCCCGAAACGCGCAGCCTGTTCGCCTCCTACGCCATGGAGCTGGCGATCCGCGACAGCGTGCGGTGCCGCGACCTGATCCAGAGCGACTGGTACCAGGAGGCCTTCGCCCCGGAGTGGCAGCTGCGCGGCGATCAGAACCTGAAGAGCTACTTCGAGAACACCGAGAAGGGCTTCCGGTTCTGCCTCTCCGTCGGCGGCCGGGCCACCGGCTTTCGCGGCAACAAGGTCGTCGTGGACGACCCGCTCAACGCCAAGGAGACCTACTCGGAGTCGGCCCGCGAGGCCTGCCTGTTCTGGTGGGACAAGGTGATGTCCACCCGCCTGAACGACCCGCGCACCGGCACCCGCGTGATCATCATGCAGCGCCTGCACGAGAGCGACCTGTCGGGGCACGTCCTGAAGGCCGGCGGCTATGAGCACCTGTGCCTGCCGTCGGAGTTCGACCCGTCGCGCCGGTCGCGGACCTGCATCGGCTGGGAGGACCCGCGCCGGGAGGACGGGGAGCTGCTGTTCCCGGAGGTCTTCACCCGGCCCGTGCTGGATCAGGCCAAGAAGGACCTGGGGCCGATTGACTACGCCGGCCAGCACGGCCAGCTCCCCGCGCCCATGGAGGGGGCCATGTTCCAGGCGCACTGGTTTCGGCGCGCCCCCGCCGCCCCCGCCAAGATGGACCTGGTGCGGTACTGGGACAAGGCGGGGGCCAAGCCCGGCAAGGGCGACTGGACCGTGGGGCTGCTGATGGGCAAGGATGCCGACCGTGTGTACTGGATTGTGGACGTCGTCCGCGGGCAGTGGCAGGCCGATGAGCGCAACCAGGTCATCCTGGAGACCGCCAAGACCGACCGCCAGAAGTATGGGCGCGGGCGCGTCCACACCTACATCGAGCAGCCGCCCGGCTTGGCGAAGGAGAGCACGGATGCCGTGGTGCGGATGCTGGCGGGCTTTCATGCCGAGGGCGACCCCGTTCACCGCGACAAGATCGAGCGGGCGGAGCCGGTCTCCTCGCAGGCCCGCGCCGGCAACCTGCACCTGGTCGAGGCGGACTGGAACGCGCCGTATCTGGCCGTCATGACCGTGTTCCCGAACGGGCAGCATGACGACGACGTCGACGCCACCAGCGGCGCCTTCAACAAGCTGGCGGAAACGCAGGCCCCGTTGCCGATGGACCCGCTGGACGTGCTGCGCGGCATCCGGCGGGCCAACTAAAAAATCTTTTGATTGCCCGGTGGGGCGTGAGGAGAATTTTGCCCGCAGGGATCGCCGAAGATTTTTTGTCCGCAGGGGACGCCTTGCCGCCCGGAGCGCGCGTGCGCGGCAGCGGGCGGCAGACCCGGCCGGCGGGCTGGAACCCGTATGACCTCGGCGGGCTGGGGATCATCCCGCGCCGCGACGTGGCCGATCCGGGGTTCCTGCTGACGCGCTACGCGCTCGGCAACTTCGCCTCCGGCTCGCCGCTGCGGCTCCTGGCGCTGATGCGCTCCGTCCATCCGGGACTCGCCCAGGCCGTGGACAACACGCTGGGCCTGCTCTGCCCGCCGGACGGCCTGCGGATCGTGGCGGTCCGGCCCAGCCGCCCCGGTGAGGGCGACGAGGGCACCGACGACGGCGGCACGGCGGCCCTGGGCGCGTTCTGGGAGTCGCTGCCGAACGAGATCGCCGGGCTGGACGGCCTGCTGACCACCAGCCTGCTGTCGCTGCTGTTCACCGGCATGACGTGCGTGGAGGCGGTCCCGGCGCGGCGGATGGCGGGCCTCGCGCGGCTGTGGCCGGTGGACGCATTGACCATCGTATTCGGGCGCGACGACCCCGACGGCGGCTGCGTCGCCTACCAGAAGCAGACCGGCGCGCCGCGCGGCTACCAGCGATTGGACCCGCGCACGTTCTACTGGCGGCCCGTGGACGGGGACGCGGACAACCCCTACGGCTGCGCCCGGCTCGGCGCATTCCTGTCGCAGGGGCTGGCGGCCCTCAGCCTCAACCAGATGCTGCGCGACGCCTTCCGGCACATCGCCTGGCCGCGCCTCAAGATGGGCATTGACTATGAGAGTCTCTGGGCCATCGCGCTCGACCGGCTGCAACTCAATGAGGACGAGGCGAACGCCTGGGTTCTGGCGCGGGTGGACGAGCTGCAGCGGCGCACGGAGACCTTGAAGGAGGACGACGTCATCCTCCACGACCAGAAGGGCAGCGCCGACGTCATCGAGGGCGGCAAGGGCTTCGAGAACAACGAGGGCGTCCTGGAACGCTTCGACCGGCACGAGGCCCAGAGCCTGAAGACGCGCCCGGTGCTCGTCGGCATCAACGACAGCACCACCGAGACGCAGGCCACCGTGCAGTGGCAGATCGAGGGCAAGACGCTGGAGAGGCTCCGCGCCGCCGCCGTCGCCCCGCTGCTGTGGGCGGCGAACCTGCACTTCCGGCTGCTGGGCCTGGCGCTGACGGCACGGGCCGAGTACGAGACCATCCGCACCAGCGACGCGCTGGTGGAGGCCAACACCGAGGCCGTGCGCATCGCCAACGAGGTCGAGAAGATCCGGCTGGGGTGGATCTCGATGGAGCAGGCCAGCGTGGCGATCACCGGCACCGGCCCCGTGGCCGAGCCGCTGCCGGGGGTGCTCGACCCGCCGGCCGCCGGGGGCGCGGCGGGGACGCCCGACGTCCCGCCCGCTGAGGAGTCGGACCCGGCCAAGACGCCCACCAAGGGCGACTGACCCTCGGTCAATTCTTATTGCCTACTGGCAATTCTGATTGACGACCACAGGAAACAGAGACGTGCCGATTGAGGGGTTCAACTCGGAACGGTGTGCGACCCGCAACCGCATCGCGGCGCGGCGCGACGGCATTGACGCCGTGCCGCTGCACTTCCTGCGGGACGCGCCAGAGGGTCCGGCCGCCGGGGCCGTGAAGACACGCGGCTACCTGCCGACGACGCCCGCCGGCATCCTGGCCCGCATCAACGCCATGCTGCCCGACGGCGCGCCGCCGCTCGCCGAGGGCGACGTCTACTGGCACTTCGCCGAGGCCGCCAACTCCAACTTCATCGGCGACCGCTACTGCTTCCTGGACAAGAGCACGCTCGCCAACATCGCCGCCGACGCCGAGTCGGGCGTTTCGTTTATGAACTCGCACAGGACCGGCGGCCTGTCCGCGCCGGCCGAGATGCCCTTCGGGCGGACATTCGCGGGCCAGTACCAGGAGTGGACGGAGGACAGAGGCGGCCCGGAAAAGATTATTCACCGGCGCGCGCTGATCGGCTTCTACATGTTGCGCGGCGTTCAGCCCAACGGCGAACAGGGTCCCACCACCGACGCTCTGCACGCCATGATCGGCGGGGGTACCGTCGCGGACGTGTCGGTGGGCCTGCACGACGGCGACAAGGTGTGCGACGTGTGCGGCCAGGAACTCTATGCCTACGACACCGAGAGCGGCAGCTACCTGTGCCCGCACGCGCCCGGCACGACCCGCCGGATGACGCCGGAGCAGAAGGCCGCCCAGAAGGCGCGCGGCGTGCCGGACGGGGCCGCCTCCTACTCGCTGGTGGACGCGCGGTGCCATGAGGTGTCCGCCGTGTTCGATGGGGCCGTGCCCGGTGCGGGCTTCCGCAAAACTCTCGCGTTGGCCCGCGCCGCCGGGCTGACCCCGGACGAGACGCAGGAGGCGCGACACGCCTTCGCGTCGCTGCTGACGCCCGGCGACAAGGACCTTTTCAAAAAGCCGTTATTCGCCGGGGACACGAACGGAGGAGACCTCATGAACGATGAACTGGACGAGCGCGCCGAGACGATTCTGACGCGCGCCCTGAAAAAGATGGGTTTCGGCCCCGCCGCGCCGGCGACAGACCCTGCCCCCGCGCCGGCCGCCACGATCACCAGCGCCCAGAAGGTGCTGCTGGACGCCTGCTTCGCCTCCGGCGTGGACAGCCCCGACAGACTGGCCGACCTCCAGGCCCGGGCGGCGGCCGGCGACGAGTACGCCGCGCTGGTGAAGGAGGAGGCCAAAAAGGAGGCCGTGCGGCTGTTCGGCCCCGCGAAGGGTGCCGCCCGCGCCGCCGAGATTGACGGCCTGTCCCTGGCCGCGGCGCAGGCCCGGCGGGACGAGTGGCGCGAGATCAGCGACGCCGACTACCGCACGTCGGAGGGGCGCGGGGCCACGCGCCAGACGGTCCCCACCGCACTTCCCAACCACGCCCAGAGCGCCGAGGGCGTGGGCGGCGGCCGCGAGCAGTTGACCGCCGAGGCCCGCAAGATCGTCGCCCGCACTCGCGGCAAGTCCCGCGCCCAGCGCGCCTAAGGATTTTTTAAACGCGCGTAACGCGCCCGTGCGCCTGTGGCGCATAAGGAGACACGTTCATGTTCGGAACCACGACAATTGCTCAGGTCGGCCGCATGGTCCCGGCCTCCGCCGACGGCGCGCCGGAGTACAAGGCCGGCGGCGTCACCGTTGACTGGACCACCGTGCCCCCCGGCCCAGCAACCGACACCACCCTGACCGACGGCACGCTGGTCCCCGCCGGGGTGCAGTACCTGCCCTTCGGCGTCATCCTGACCCAAATCACCACGAGTGGCAACTTCGGCCCCTACGACGCCGGGGCCAATGACGGGCGGCAGACGCTCACGCGCGGCTCCTGCTACCTCCTCAACTACACGTACACCGCCAATGACCCCCACGCCGACACCGTCCCCGGCGTCTTCGAGGGCGGACGGGTGTTCATCGCGCGCGTCAAGAAACTGGCGGCCGGTGCCTACGTGCCCGGATGGGACAATGTGACCGTCGCGCCCGCCTTCCCGCGCGTCATGGTCGTGCAGTAGGCAATCAGAATTGCCGGTAGGCAAAATCCCGAAGTTCCTGCGAAGGAGTTTCGGGCGAAAGGAGAGAGAACATGCCACCCACCTTTTCCGGCTTCGGGCCGCTGGCGATCCTGCGCATCCAGGCCATCTTCCGGGAACTCGTCGAGGAGAACGACCTGCCGGGCCGCCGGCTCTGGTCCGAGCGCATCCCCGTCGTGGACGCCGCCGACGACGAGATCATGGCCCGCATGTCCGGCCAAGTGGTCGCCGCCGACATCATCGAGACCGACCAGGCCGCCGTCGTCCACAGCGCCGAGCCGATTCGCCTGACCCGGACGGAGATCCCCAAGATCAAGCACGGCCAGCTGCTCAGCGAGACCATGCTGCTGCTGATCATGCGCATCGAGAAGAACATGGCGACCACCGGCGAGCGCAACTTCTTCGACGATTACGTCGCCAACTCCCTGCGGCGGCTGCTGTCGGGCGTCCAGGATCGGGTGGAGCTGCTGCTGAACCAGATGGTGACGGAGAGCGGCGCGAGCTACTCCCGCTACGGCATCAACATGCAGAACGTCTCCTGGAACACCCCGCCGACCCTGAACCTGGTGCCCACGACCCTACACACCAGCGTCAACGCCACGCCCATCAGCGACTTCCTCTCGCTCAAGCAGCAGGGGTCGTTCCTGTACGGCGAGGAGTACGACACGCTCACGATCTCCACGCAGGAGCTGCGCAACATCATCGCCACCAACGAGTACCGCTCCCTGGAACCCCTGTACCGCATGGCCGGGATGCCCGCGAACCTGCCCGTCAACGTCTCCCAGAAGAACCTGGAGTACGCGCGCTCCATCGTCGGCAACATGCTGACCCTCGAGGTGGAGTGCTACGACCGGCGCACCCACGAGGAGCAGCCGGACGGCACGCGCACGACGACCCGGTTCATGCCGGAGAACAAGGCCGTGCTGACAGACAGCAGCCAGTGGGGGAGTAGCCTCATCTGGGACTTCGCCAACGGCATCGTCCCGGAGACCATCCCCGGCATGGTGCCGGGGATCATCGGCGGCGACTTCGACGGGGAGCAGGCCGGCCCGATCTCCTTCGCCACCGCCGCCAACCTCCAGGGCAACCCGCCTGGGCAGGTCCTGTGGGCGGCCCAGCGCGGCTTCCCGCGCAAGCACTGGGAGGCCGGCAGCGCCGTGCTGACCTGCTACTAAAGGGTTTTTAAACGCCGCGAGGCGGAAGGAGACGATCATGGCCCGCAAATCAGACGACAACCAGGAGCCGGAGCAGGCGCCCACCCCCCGCCCAACGCAAACGCCGACCTTCGGCGGCAAGCACCATCTCACCCGCGAGGACGCGCAGACCCACATCCGTCGCGGCGGGGGGGTGATCGTGCGCGACGCCGACGGGCAGAACGAGCGCATCATCGTCACGATTGAGGAGCTGCCCGACGACATGATCCAGACGCCGGAGGATCTGGACGCCCAGATCGCCGCGCTCCAGGCCCGCCGAGATGCGCTGGTCCAGACGTCGAATCAGACCGCCAGCCCGCCGAATCAGACCGCCGGCCCGGCGGGCGAGGCGCAATCCCAGGGAACCAACCCAACGGGCGTCGGGCCTGACGGCCAGTAAAGAGTTTATTCAAAGAGTTTATTCGCGGAGATAGCCCCAGGAGGAAAACGAGAATGACTTACCTGAAAGCGCCGGCGGCCTCGCCCCGGATCTCGGTCGTCGGCGGTACGTC